GCCCGCCGTACTCGCCGCCCGATCCGTCGAAGCGGTGGCGCCCGAAGTCCCGTGCCGGCGGTGTCTGTGGCTACGTGTTTGACGGCAAGGTCTGCCACCGCCGGGGAGCGCACTACTGCGAGCCTCGAGCGGATCGGGTGGTGGCGTTCTGCGCCGAGCTGCTCGTGCACACGACCGGCCCGTACGCCCGTAAGGCGTTCGTGTTGGAGCCGTGGCAGGAGTTCGAGATCATCCGCCCGCTGTTCGGCGAGGTGGTGTGGTCATCGGAGTGGGGCCGCTACGTGCGGCGCTACCGCATCGCCTACATCGTCATGGCCCGCAAGAACGGCAAGTCCGCTCTGGTGGCGGCGCTGGTGCTGTACCTGCTGGTCGGCGACGACGAGGAGGGCGCCGAGGTCTACGGCGCAGCGAAGACGACCCGCCAGGCGGGCAAGGTGTTCAAGCCGGTGCGCCGGATGATGCAGCTGTCGCCGGTGCTGTCGAAGCGCCTCGGCGAGAACAAGGCCGCCCGACGGATCTACGACGACGACACCGGTTCGTTCTACGAGGTGATCCCTGCCGATGCGCTCGGCGAGCTCGGCCACAACCCGCACGGGTTCGTGCTGGACGAGGTCCTGGCGATGCCGGACCGCACCCTCTGGGATGCGATGCGCACCGCCCTCGGTGCCCGTGCGCAGGCCCTGATGGTGGCGATCACCACCGAGACCAACGTGCCGCAGTCCTTCGGTGCCGACCTCATCGACGAGGCCGAGAAGACCCAGGAGGATCCGACCCGGGCGCCGCACATCTTCGCCTGGGTGCGCAAGACCCCGCTCGAGGCGGACCCGTTCGACGAAGCGAACTGGTGGTGGCCGAACCCGGCGCTGGGCACGTTCAAGTCGCTGACCGAGATGCGCACGATGGCGTCCGAGGCGCTGTCGGAACCGGAGAAGGAGAACGCGTTCCGCCAGCTGCAGCTGAACCAGCGTGTCGCCCAGGTGACGCGGTGGATGCCGGTCCCGCTGTGGGACGCCGGTGCGGGCATGGTGGTCGAGGATGACCTGGTCGGCCGGTCGTGCTTCGCCGGGTTGGACCTGGCGTCGACGACCGACCTGGCCGCGTGGGTGCTGCGGTTCCCGGCCGAGGGCGGCAAGCCGCCGGCGGTGTTGTGGCGGTTCTGGACCCCGGAGGCGCAGCTGCGTTCGCTCGATCGGTTCACCGCCGGCGCAGCGTCCACGTGGGTGGCGCAGGGCCTGCTGACGGCCACCGAGGGCGACTGGATCGACTACGAGGGCGACGAGACCACGGGCCGTTCGGGTTCGGGTCTGGCCATCCACCCGCAGATCGCGGCCGATCACGGCCGGTTTCGGATCGTGAAGGTGGGCTACGACCAGGCGCAGGCGACTGCGACGGCGCAGTTCATGCAGCGCTTGGGTCTCGACATTGCTCCGGTGCCGCAGGGCTTCGGCGTGTCGGCGGCCCTGAAGGAGATCATGCGCCTGGTGAAGCACGACGCCGAGCACGGCGACGAGCTCCTGTTGGGCCACGGTGGCCACCCGGTGGCGCGCTGGAACGTGGACTCCGCCGAGGTGAAGCGCGACGACGGCGACCGGATCAAGTTGGTGAAGCCGGACCGGTCGAAGTCCGGGGCCCGCATCGACGGCCTGGCCGCCCTGGCCAACGCCGTGAAGGTCGAGCTCGAGCACGTGACCACCAGGACCACGTCGGTCTACGAGGAGCGAGGGATGGTGGCGCTGTGATCGTGGTCCTGTCGATGTTGGTGGCGGTGGCCGCGTGTGGTGCAGCTGGGCTCTACGCCTGGCGCTCGAGCCGTTCCGGGCTGCTGGTGGAGCGCACCCGCCGCCGGGTGCTGGTGACGTTGAAGTCCGGCGAGGCCTTCTCTGGGGTCCTGTTCGCCGTCGACCGCGAGGCCATCGTGCTGCGCGAGGCGGTGGCGGTGGGCTACGGCCAGCGGTCAGAGAACGTCCCGGTGGAGGGCGAGGCGCTGATCCTCCGGTCGGACATCGCCTACATGCAGTTGCCGTGAGGAGGCTGAATCATGATCCAGTCTCGTAGCGGCACCCTCGTCAAGGCCCAGGCCGTGACCCTGTGGGAGGGCGACACCCGATCGTTCCAGGGCCTCTCGGCGCTGGCCCTTGGGAACCGCCACGCGTCGTACTCGGAGCTCTACCGCCAGCAGCTGTGGGTGTCGGTGGTGGTCAACAAGCGGGCGCGCGCTGTGGCGCGACTGCCCCTGAAGGTGTACCTGCGCGACGACCTGAATCGCCCCGAGGCCATCGGGTCGCCGTACCGCTCACTGCTGATGCGCCCCTCGAGCGTGCTCAACCGCTTCGCGTTCTGGGAGTGGGTGCGTGCCACCGAGGACATCTTCGGCGAGGCGTTCCTCGGCAAGGTGCGCGACCGGGGCGGCCGGCCGATCGAGCTCGTGCCGATGCACCCGACGATGATGCACCTCGACCAGGTGGAGCCCGGCGCCGAGCAGACGTGGACCTTCCGGACTGGCCGGGTGGAGGTGCGCAACATCCCCCGCTCGGACCTCGTCCACTTCAAGACCTACAACCCGGACACCCTGCTGCGCGGCATGTCCCCGCTGGAGCCGTTGCGCCGCACGCTCGAGTTCGAGGACGCCGCCCAGCGGGCGCAGTCGTCTTTCTGGCGCAAGGGTGCCCGGCCAGGCGTGGCGCTCATGCACCCGGGCGAGATGTCGGTGGCGGCGCAGGGCCGGCTCAAGTTGCAGTGGGACCAGATGGCCGCGGGTGCCGACAACACCGGCACCACGGTGGTCCTCGAGGAGGGCATGAAGCCCGAGGTGATGACCCTCACCGCCGAGGAAGCGCAGTACATCGAGTCCCGCAAGCTGAACCGCGAGGAGGTGTGCGCCGAATACGACATGCCGCCGCCGGTCGTGCACATCCTCGACCGGGCGACCTTCTCGAACATCACCGAGCAGATGCGGTCCATGTACCGCGACACGATGGCGCCGCCGCTCAAGTCGATGGAGGAGACCCTCGAGCACGACCTGCGCGGGTCGGTGCGTCGCGGGGCCACCTCGCCCGACTTCAGCGAGGACGAGTACGCCGAGTTCCTCCTCGACGAGGTGCTGCGCGGCGACTTCGAGGCGCAGGCCGACGGCTTCCAGAAGGCCATCAACTCCGGGTGGATGACCCCGGCCGAAGTGCGCCGGGCCCGGAACCTGCCCTTCATCGACGGCTCGGATCGCCTGCTGATCAACTCGACGATCAAGCCGCTCGACGACGGCGCCGAAGGGCTGGCCCCGGCCGACCTGGCGACGATGCTCCAGAAGCTGTACCTCGCGGTCGGGAAGGTGATCTCGGTCGACGAGGCCCGGGAGCTGATGAACGCCGCCGGCGCCGACCTTGGCCCGACACCCGACCTCGGCCCACCCGCCCCCGCCGCCCCACCCGTGGCCGCGTCGATGCGGTCCGTGATGGGCCGCCTCTCGCGCGCCGAGTCGCGCGGCCAGTCGCTCGACGAGATCGACAGCGACGCCTTGGCCGCGGGCATCCCGCCCGACGTGGCGCTCGTCGTCACCACCGCCCTGTTCGTGGCCGCCGCCGCCGGCGACACCGTTCCCGAGTTCCGCGACCGGCTCAAGGCCATCGCCCAGGAGGTTGACCAATGAACCCCGATCGCTTCCGGTCGCGTCTCGCGTCCATGCGCTCCCGGTCGAAGGACGTGACGCCCGTGCTGGCGCAGGTCCCCACGGCCACCCTCGACGGCACCACCGCGGTGCTGCGCCTGTACGACCCCGTCGACAGCTGGGACGAGTTCTACGGGGTGTCGGCGAAGGAGTTCGCCCAGGCGCTCGACGAGCTCCCGAGCAACATCACCGAGATCCGCCTGCACATCAACTCGCCCGGTGGCGACGTGTTCGACGGCGTGGCCATCGTGAACGCGCTGCGCTCCCATCCGGCCCGGGTGGTGGCCGTGGTCGACGGCCTCGCCGCCTCGGCCGCGTCGTTCATCGCCACCAGCGCGGACGAGACCATCATGTCGCCGAACAGCGAGCTGATGATCCACGACGCGTGGGGCCTGTGCGTGGGCAACGCCGCCGAGATGATCGCCATGGCCGAGATGCTCGACCACATCTCGGTGAACATCGCCACGATGTACGCCGACAAGGCGGGCGGCACCGTGGACGAGTGGCGCGCCGCCATGGAGAAGGAGTCGTGGTACTCCGCGGACGAGGCGGTGGCCGCTGGCCTGGCCGACTCGGTCGGTGGCCCCGCTGCGCCCGACGCCGAGGCCTCGGCCCGCTACGACCTGTCGATCTTCACCTACGCCGGGCGCTCCGCAGCGCCGGCACCCGATCGTGACGTGCAGCCGACCGGCGCCGTCGTGAACCAGTCCACCGACACCACCCCCGAGGTGATCGAGGCCGCCGCCGCCGCTCCCGCCGCCGCCGCCGTCTCATCCTCTCCGGCGCACGGTGCCGTGGCGAAGGTGCGGGCCGCCTCGGTCCTCGCCGACCTGCTGCTCACCAGCTGACCAGCAGTCCCCACCCAAACCCGAGACCGAGCCGCGCCCGCGGCCGACCTCACGCGCCCCGAGGAGGGCCACCAACATGGCACAGACCAAGCGGGAGCAGCTCGAGAAGCTGGTCCACAACATGCAGGCGTTCGCCGACGAGTGCGACGCGAAGGACGAGACCTCGGCTGCTGACGTCGAGAAGCTCAACAAGATGGCCGCCGACGTGCAGGAGCTCGTCGCGTCCATCAAGGCTGAGGCCACCTCCACCGGCACGCTCAACATCGCCAAGGCGTTCCTGGGCGACCTGGCTGGGGCGCCGGATGCGGTCGACTCCGAGCCCGCCGAGATCAACGGCATCGTCAACCCGAAGGGCATGACGCTGGGTCAGGCCCTCGTCAAGTCGCAGGCCTACGGCGACTTCGTGGCTCAGTACTCGGGCGCTGACGGTCGCATCCGCGAGGTGTCGAACATCAAGTCGGCCTCGTTCGACGTGCCCGGGTTCAAGAACGCCGTCGTCACCGGTGCGTCCGACACCTCCGGCGGCGCGTTCATCACCCCGGCCCGCTACGGCCCGGTGACCGACCTCATCGGCGAGCGGTCGCTGACCATCCGCGACCTGTGCACGAACCTCACGATCCAGTCGGACGTGTTCGAGTACGTGCGGGTGACCGGCAAGACCAACAACGCCGCCACGGTGAAGGAGGCCACCACGGCCGCCGACCCGGTCGCCAACTTCATCCCGGCCGGCGACGAGATCGTGGCCGGTGGCTACAAGGCCGAGTCGGCGATGACGTTCGCGGCGCTCTCGACTCCGGTCGAGACCATCGCCCACCTCATCCCGATCACCCGGCGCGCCGCCGCTGACGCCCCCCAGGTGCGCCAGCTCGTCGACGCGTTCCTGCTGTACGGGCTCAAGGAGGAGGAGGAGGACCAGCTGCTCAACGGCAACGGCACCTCGCCCAACCTCACCGGCATCCTGCAGGACGGCGGGATCTCCACCGTCGGATCGGCAGGCACGGACATCGACGCCATCGTCGACGCCATCCGGACCATCCGCGCGGACCGTCGGGAGCCCACCGCCATGGTGATCCACCCGAACGACTGGTACTCCACCGGGTTCCTCCTCGCGAAGGACACCGCCGGCCAGTACCTGATCGGCGACCCGCGGTCCTCGGTCGACGCCCTCAACGCCCTGTGGGGCCTGAACGTGGTGGTCACCCCCGCCATGACCGAGAACACGGTGCTCGTGGGCGACTTCCGGCAGGCCGTCGTGGCCGATCGTGAGCAGTCCGCGATCTACGTGACCGACTCCCACAAGGACTGGTTCGGGCGCAACCTGCTCGCCGTCCTCGCCGAGGAGCGCCTCGCGTTCGCCGTGCTGGACCCCGACGCGTTCTGCACCGTCACCGCGGTCTGACCCGACCGCCCGGTTCGTCGGACCGCCAGGACCTCCTGCGCCTGGCGGTCCGACTCAACGTGAGCAAGGAGCCCACACATGGCAGCACAGGATTCACAGGGGCGATACGTCACCCCGGCCGAGACCCCGTCGGCGGCGCAGCTCGCCTCGGCGGCCCGCACCACCTCCACCAACGGCACCGCCTTCGACACCTCCGGGGTCGACTCGGTGAGCGCCGCTCTGGTCATCACGGCACGGTCGGGCACCAACCCGACCCTGGACGTGGTCCTCGAGACCACGGCCGACGGGACCAACTACTACACCGTGCTGGCGTTCCCGCAGCAGACCAACACGACCACGGGCGTCGCCCGCGTGTTCGGCCCGCTCGGCTCGCTGTCGCGGTGGAAGTGGACCGTGGGCGGCACCGACACCCCGTCGTTCACGTTCGCCATCACGGCCGGCGTCGATCGGGACGCGTGACCCATGGCCGATGAAGCGAAGGCCGTGACCGGCCGACCCGCGGACATCCCGCCCGCCAACTCCACGCTGGCCCAGCGCAAGGCCGCCCGCCTGGGCGTCCCCGCGGAGCCCGCCGAGGCCAAGCCCGAGAAGGCGGTGGCCAAGAAGGCCGCCGCGTCGAAGGGCTGAACCGATGCCGGCCACCCCGTACCTGACCGCGTCGGATGCGCGCGACCGCGACAAGCGGCTCGCTCAGATCACCGACGCGGACATCGAGAGCGGGGTGGCCGACTTCGAAGCCAGCTTCGAGAAGTACTGCGGCCACGCGATGACCACCCGCGAGGCCACGGTGACGATCCCCGGGCACACCGCCGGGCCCTACCTGTTCCTGGTCGACGAGCACGGCGACAACCTGCTGCACGTGTCGGCCGTCGAGTCCGTGGAGATCGACGAGGTGGCCGTCACCGACTTCGTGCTCCGGTCCGCTGTGGGCGCCCTCTACCGGGCGTCCGGCTGGTACGGCACCGACGTGGTCGTGGAGCTCGCCCACGGGTGGACCGCCCCGCCGACGGACATCCTCGAGGCCTGCACGGAGTACGTGCTGGCCATCTCCCGCTACCACGAGTCGCGCGTGTCCCGGGACGTCATCTCGGTCACGTCCGAGGCGGGCACCACCCGCAACTCGACGCCCGCATGGGAGGGCCTCCGCCCGACCGGGTTCACCGAGGTGGACCGCCGGGTGGCCCCCTACCGCAAGAACCGCCCGCGGGGCATCGCCTGATGGCGCAGATCCCGGTCCGCTGGTCGGTCATCAAGACGCTGAAGGACCTGTTCCAGGCGCGCCCCGAGCTCGCCGGTTGCCAGGTCGAGACCGGCTGGCCGGGCGACATGGGGATCACCGGCTCCGAGGTGCTGTTCCTCGACATGGTCGTCTCGTCCGAGGTGGTCGTGCCGGGGATGCAGTCCGGCCCGAAGGACCAGGACGACACCTTCGACCTGCACTGGACGACCCTCGTGCGCGGCCGCACCTCGCACGACGAGGTCATGGAGCGCCTGTGCGAGATCGACGCCGGCATCCACCGCGTCGTGACCGGCGACCCGTCGCTCGGCGACCTGCCCGGGAACGTGTCGGCCGAGATCACCGAGCGCAACCAGAAGGCCCCCCGCACGCCGTCGGACGGCCTGCTCGGCCACGGCCTGGTCGTCATCCAAGTCCACTCCCGTCTCTCCCCGCACTGAGGTGCCCACCGTGAAGATCACCTACCCCGGCCCGTTCCCTGCCGTCGATGTCCCGTCGCTCGGCCTGTTCGACGTGGAGCGCGGCCAGACGGTCGACCTCGACGACGAGGCGGGCGCCGAATCCCTGGTCGCCCAGGGCTGGAAGCGCGTCGCCCCCACCAAGGCCGCCCCGGCCGACAAGGCCGACAAGGCCGCCCCCACCACCAAGGCCGCCACGGCTGCCAAGAAGGAGCAGTAGATCATGGCAATCGGAAGCGGCATGGCCGCACAGCTCAGCTACGGCGTGGAGTCCACGGCCGGCACCATCGTCACCCCGGACATCCACCTGCCGATGCGCGGTGAGACGCTCGACGACGCCCGCACCCCGGTGGAGTCCGAGGCCATCCGTGCCGGGCGCCGGCTGCTCGACTCGTCGGACTGGAACGGCGGCGCGGTCACCGTGTCGGGTGGCACCTCGCACGACCTGACCGTCGGCGGTGAGGGCACGCTCCTGCGGGCGCTCGTCGGTGGCACCAGCTCGACCACCGGTTCGGGGCCGTACACGCACGTCCTGACGCCGGGCGACCTGCCCAGCATCACGATCCAGAAGGGCGTGCCCGGCGTCGCTGGCACCGTGTACCCGGTCACGTTCGGCGGCATGAAGGCCGCGACCGGTCAGATCGCCTGCGAGCAGGGTGCGATCGGTTCGCTCGGCCTCGAGTGGGCGGGCATGAACGCCCACGCCGGTTCGCGTGTCGTCGCCACTGGTGGCACCACGTCGGGGTCGACCACGATCACCGTGACCGGCGGCTCGGCTGCTGACATCTTCAAGCCGGTGACCGGTACCGGCATCCCGGTCGGCGCGTTCGTGACCGGGTTCGTGTCGTCCACGTCGCTGACGATCAGCGCCGCGGCCACTGCGACCGGCACCCCGGCGCTGACCATCGGCACCCCGTTGGCGACGCCGACCTACCCGAGCTCGCCGAAGCTGTGGAAGTGGCACCACGCCGGCGTGGCCATCGGTGGCTCGTTCGTGCCGATCAAGTCGGGGACGGTGTCGTTCGACAACGGCCTCGACGTCGAGCGCCGGTTCCTGGCTTCCAAGACCGTCGCTTCCCCGATGGAGGCGAACCTGCGCAACTACACGGGCCAGTTCGAGGCCGAGTTCACCGACCTGACGCAGTACAACCGGTACCTCGCCGGCGACATGTTCGCGGTGATCTTCGGGTTCAGCGATGGCACCAACTCGCTGACGTTCACGATGAACGCCCGCTACGAGCCGGGCCTCACCCCGGTGGTCGGCGGGACCGGCATCGTGCCGCAGTCGCTGCCGTTCAAGTGCATCGGCACCACCGACGCCGCCGCCCTGACGATCACCGTCATCAACAGCGACGCCACGATCGCCTAGCCGTGGCCGGCGCCAGCGTCGACATCCCGGACCTGAAGGCTCTGCGCAAGAGCCTGAAGGGCCTGGAGAACGAGCGGGAATGGGCGAAGGCCCTGTCCGGGATGAACCGGGACCTCGCTCGCGACCTGGCCGGCTGGTCGAACTCGGCGGCGTCCAGCGTCTCCGCGCAGGCCGGCCACTTCGCCGGCGCCTTCAAGGGGTTGGCGACCGCCACCGCTGGCCGTGTGGTCGTCGGTGGCGCTCGCACCCCGAAGGGCAAGTACCGGGCGGCCCCGGCGTTCTGGGGCACGAAGGCCCAGGGCAACTGGATCGGCACCGGGTGGGAGGTGGGCGTCCCGGGTCAGGGCCCGTACGCCCTGAACGAGACGATCGCCCGCCGTTCGGTGGAGATCGAGAACCGCATGCGCGCCGTCGTCGACAAGGTCACCGACGGCGCCTTGAGCTAGCAGGAGGACAAGTTGACCAAGCCCAAGAAGGCCGTAGCACCGCGCCCGCTCCCCGAGGGGGCCGAGGCGGAAGCCGCAGCGGTGGACATCTCGAAGGAGATCCTCGAGATCACGTTCCGAGGTGAGACCCACACGCTCGCGTGGCGGGCTGTGCCGATGGACGAGAAGCTCCAGGTGCGGGCGCAGGCCCGAGTCACGTTCGATGACGTGGTGGGCCTGACCGGCATCGACGCCGGGATCGACACCGTGTGCGTCCTGGTGTGGCTCGCCAAGCGGGCGAGCGGGCAGCCGAAGCTCACGTGGGCGTACCACGCCCTTACGTGGCCGAAGGACCTGACGATGGTCGAGGTCGACTCGCGCGTGTACCAGGCGGACAGCGCGGAGGCGGATCTCTCGGACCCCCAATCCTGAGGGCGGCGAGCGTCGGCTA